GCGCGATACACCAGGTCGTGATGATAAGTGGCGCGAACAAACAATTCGCAATACCAGCGAAGAACAATTCAAGCAAGAATTTGAAACAGAATTTCTTGGTAGTACACTCACACTTATCTCTGGTTCAAAACTTAGGTCTATGGCCTTTAAGAATGTATCAAGAGATGCCTGGGGTGTTGACATTTATCATCAACCTGAATTTAAGCACACATATGCAATCATGGTTGATACTGGTCATGGTGTCGGTCTTGACTATTCTGCATTTACCGTGGTTGACGTGTCACAGGTGCCTTATAGGGTAGTCGCAAAATATCGAAATAATACTGTCGTATCTTCATTTTATCCTGAAATCATAGCAAGATATGCAAAAGCTTATAATAATGCATATATCTTGGTTGAAACTAATGATATTGGTAAGACAGTTGCTGAAACTCTGCATCGTGATCTGGAGTGCGAAAATGTATTATGGACCACACAAATGGGTCGTGGTGGACAACAACTCAGCGCAGGGTTTTCTGGTAGATCGCAGCTTGGTGTAACAACCTCAAGATTTGTTAAGGCGGTAGGTTGTTCAAGCTTAAAAGAACTTGTTGAGGGTGACAAACTTATAATTGAAGATTTTGATATCATCGAAGAATTATCAAATTTTGTATCCAAGGGTAGTAGTTATGAAGCCGAAGAAGGATATAATGATGATCTTGTGATGTCATTGGTATTATTTGGTTGGTTAGCTAAACAGCTGTATTTTAAAGAATTAACTGATATAGATATTAGACATCGCATAGCTGAAGAAAAGCTGCGAGAAATGGATGAAGATTTGTTGCCGGCGGGTTTTTATGATGACGGTACAATGGATGATCCGATGTCACTAGACGGTACATCGGGTGATGGAGAATGGCTGGATCGTTGGTCTCGTGTCTGATGGCTTTTTTATAAATATCCTGGATGGAAATACATCAGACACTTTAGGAGGAAATGATCATGCCATTTCAAGTATCTCCCGGCGTGAATGTCAGCGAAATCGATCTAACTACGATTGTCCCTGCTGTTAGCACGACAGAAGGCGGTATCGCTGGTCACTTCATTTGGGGCCCAGTTCAACAACGTGTTCTGATTGATTCAGAAGATAATCTTGTCAATCAGTTCGGACGTCCTAATTCAAATACGGCGTCAGATTTCTTTACAGCTTCTAGCTTTTTAGGCTATGGTAATAAGCTGTATGTTGTTCGTGTAATTAATGAAGCTGGTACTACGAGTAATGCTCGTAACGCCATCACAAATTCATCAAATACACAAAATACCATCATCAAAAATTTTGATGATTATGATACCAATTATTCAAGCGGTATTGCTGGTGTTGGTTCATTTGTCGCAAAATTCCCAGGTGAGCTTGGTAATTCATTGCGCTGGTCAATGTGCCCAACTGCAAATGCTTGGCAAACCACACTATCAGGTACACTTGGGTTTACTAATAACTCAATTACCGTGACAGGCTCTGGTACATCATTCTCATCACAGATTCTTGCTGGCGATATCTTGCTTGCTGGACCAGACAGAACTCCAGTTCATGTTCAAACTGTTACAAATGCAACATCTCTTATATTAAGCACAAAATATGTTGGTAATACTGTGGCTGCTCAGACATCTGTAACACGCCGTTGGGAATTTTATAACTATTTTGATGCTGCTCCTGGGACTAGCCCATATGCTTCTAAGTATCAGTCATCAGGCGATGAATTGCATATGGTTATAGTTGACGAAGATGGTCGCATTTCAGGTAGAGCTAATACAGTTCTTGAGCGTTATGCTGGTCTATCAAAAGCTTCAGATGCTATTACAGATGATGGAACTGGAAACTATTATAAAAATGTTATCAATGAGCGTTCTCAATGGCTTTGGTGGACAGCGCATACACCAGGTTTTGTGAATGGTGGTAAAGCTGCTGTTAATGCCGTTACATTTGGTAACGGAGCGCAATCTCGCGCAATTGGTGGTGATCTTGAATATGGTAGAGATGGTGCCGCACCACGTTCAGCGGACTATCTTGTTGGATTTGATAAATTCAAGAATCCTGAAGAAGTTGATGTATCATTCATCTTAACCGGTGAAGGTAATCAAACTAAAGCCGTTCATGCCATCAATAATATTGCTGAGGTGCGTAAAGACTGTATTGCAGTTATTTCACCACGTCGTTCCGATGTTGTTAATAATATCGGTTATGTTGGTAAATCAACTAATGATTCAATCACCTTCCGCAATCTTCTTCCCTCATCATCATATGCTGTTCTTGATAGCGGCTACAAGTATATGTACGACAAATATAATGATCTATACCGCTATGTTCCGCTAAATGGTGATACAGCTGGTTTGATGGTTCGTACAGACAGCGAGCGTGATCCTTGGTTTTCACCTGCAGGATTCAATCGTGGTCAAGTAAAAAATGTAATCAAACTTTCAACCAACCCAACAAAAGCTGAACGTGATCAGCTTTATAAAAACGGAATTAACCCAGTAGTTACATTCCCGGGTCAAGGTACTGTGTTGTTTGGTGACAAAACATTGTTATCTAAACCATCTGCTTTTGATAGAATCAATGTTCGTCGCCTCTTCATCACTCTTGAAAAAGCAATCAGCACGGCCGCAAAGTTTACTCTGTTTGAGTTCAATGATGAATTTACGCGCGCCCAATTCCGCAATTTGGTAGAACCGTTCCTCCGTGATGTTCAGGGTCGCCGCGGTATCTATGATTTCCGTGTGATTTGTGATGAAACAAATAATACACCTGAAGTTATTGACCGCAATGAATTTGTTGGCGATATCTATGTCAAGCCGGCTAGGTCGATTAACTTTATCCAATTGAACTTTGTCGCGGTCCGCACCGGCGTCGAGTTCTCAGAAATCGTTGGTAATTTCTAAGGCGCGGTAGGAGGATATAGGACATGGCCTTTAATATCTCAGAGTTCGCGTCAGCAGGCCTCCCGTTAGGTGGTGCCCGCCCATCGCTCTTTAGCGTGATAGTCGATACACCATCAGGTGTGCCGAATGTCGGTGCTAGATTTGCTTTCACTTGTCGTGCTGCTCAAATACCAGCAAGTACAGTAAGTGTTATTGAACCTCAATATTTTGGTAGACGTATCAAAATTGCAGGAACAAGAACATTTGCTAACTGGAGAGTAGAAATCTTGAATGATGAAGATTTTGAAATCCGTCAAGCGATGGAAATATGGAGCAATGAAATCAATCGTCATCAAGCAAATCTACGTGCGCCTCAGCTAGCTACAACTGCTTCATATCGCACAACAGCGACTGTGACGCAATATGCTAAAACTGGTGAAGAAATTCGCACGTATCGATTTGTCAATATCTTTCCAGTAGAAATCGGTTCAATTGATCTCTCATGGGAAAATGGTGAACAGATTGAAACTTTCCCAGTTGAATTTGCATATGATTACTGGGATCTAGTAAACCCAGGTACAACTGGTACGCTGACAGTCTAATAATACAAGTCAGCGGAACTACCTATAGGTCCGCTAAATATAGCGGACCTATTTTTTTGAGGGATTCTCATGGCTATAGAGCTATTTGGCTTCCGTATCGGCAGGGCTGACGAAGATGCCAAAAAGGCTGTACAGATCCCGTCGTTCGTTCCGGAACAGAAGGATGACGGCGCGGTTGAAATCGCACCCGGTGGCGCATACGGTACATTTGTTGATTTAGAAGGCACTGCCAAAAGCGAGGCTGAGCTTATTACTCGCTATCGCGAAATGTCAATGAATCCTGAAGTTGAAGCTGCTGTAGATGATATTGTCAATGAAGCATTAGTTACCGATCAGGATGCTTCTGTTGTTCGTCTTTCTATGGACGATCTCAAACAACCTACACGTATTAAGAAACGTATAGAAGAAGAATTTGAAGAAATTCTTGAGCTATTAGATTTTTCAAATATTTGTTATGAGATATTCCGTCGTTGGTATGTTGATGGTCGTCTTTATTATCATATCATGATTGACGTAGCTAAACCTCGTGATGGTATTAAAGAGCTGCGTTATGTTGATCCTCGCCGTATTCGCAAGGTTCGCGTACCTCAGAAAAAAGAAAATGGTGATGCGACTAAGGATAAGAATCCTACAGTACCTGCTTATTCAGAATATTATTTGTATAATCCTGCAGGTCTTGCAGGTGCAGCCTATTCACAAGGTGTCAAGATTTCACCGGACTCAATCTGCTATGTAAATTCTGGTTTGCTTGATAATCGAAATCGCATGGTGCTATCGCATCTACATAAAGCTATCAAGCCTCTCAATCAGACACGCATGTTAGAAGATGCCGTTGTGATATATCGTCTAAGTCGTGCGCCTGAGCGCCGCATATTCTACATTGATGTAGGTAATCTACCTAAACCTAAAGCCGAACAATATCTGCGCGATATGATGATTCGACATAAGAATCGTTTGGTATATGATGCATCGACAGGTGAGGTTCGTGACGACCGCAAATTCATGACCATGCTTGAAGATTTCTGGTTG